AAGGATGAGAGATTGGCTCCAATCTCAAATACGCTAGACCCATCAGATGAATATAGAATACCATCTGCGGTATTCAGTGCGATTTCACCTGTCGAAATATGAGTCGTATTTGGCGCTGCTCCTGACGAGGAACTGCGTTTTACCTTAATCGTAGAAGCCATTTCTTATCCCTTATATAAGGAGAGGAAGATGAAAGGAATAATCCCCACCCACTCTATTTTTTACATCTACTAATATATATTAGTACGTTCCACCGTCGATAATAGCATCAAGTTGAACAAGAGCGCCTTGAGCAAAGTTAGCTGTTACGCCTGGCTCAGAAGTAAATCCACCCCAAACTTTAAAGACGCCAGTGCCATCAGAAGAATCTCTGAGGATGCCAGCATATTTGACACCACTATCGTTATAAACACCATAGAACCCAAGATCAACCGAGTCCGTAGCTGTGTTATTCGACGCAAGTTTGAGCATCGAATCTTCAACAGAGATTGTTGTCGTGTCTGTGATTGTAGTGTTACCAGCAACACTCAAGTCGCCTGTAATATTAACATCACCAGCAACAGCTAATGTAGACCCATCAAAAGTCATATTCGCTTCTGCGGAAATAGCAGAAGAGCCAGCACCCGTCAGTACTCGGTTGTCGCCTAAAGTTGTTGCTCCAGTACCACCGTTACCTACAGGAAGAGTGCCGCTTACGTCAGTTGTAAGAACGATAGCACCTCTTGTAATTTCTTGACCGGAAATTGTAAGATAATCTAGTGAACCGGCTAGAGTCACATCGGTTGAGTTATCAGTGCCAGCAGCGTCTACACCAATCGTTGTTCTTACTGCCGCTGCGTCAGCGTCATCTACAATTGAGCGACCAAAAGCAGTAAAATCAGCAACAGCAGCAGCGCCAGAACCCGTGAAATATGGCAGCTTGTTAGCAGCAGATGTGAGGCCTGCAATAGCTGCAAGGTCAGCATCATATGCTTGAACATCAGTACCAATCACCAAACCAAGATTTGTTCTCGCATCTCCGGCACTTGAAGCACCCGTACCACCGTGGGCTACAGCAACGTCTGTAGCAGCCCAAACACCAGTAGCAATAGTACCAATCGAAGTTAGATTTGAGAGTGTGTCAATAGCAGCTTCAATCGTCGCTTCAGTCGTAGCATCAAGAGAGTCGATACCAGAAAGAGCAACAGCACCAGAGCCAGCATTGTTGATGATTGTAACACCACCGATAGTTAGTGTACCATCATTTGATGCGCCAATATTCAGTGTATCAGAGGCGGTTGCGAACGTGAGAGCAGCATCGCCTTCTAACTCTGTAGCACCTGTCCAAACAGAAACCTGACCATCTGCTGGAGTGCCAGTTTTAGTTATTGTACCAGTGGTAGGAGTTGTCCAAGAAAGAACACCACTACCATTTGTAGTTAGAACCTGAGTATTATCGCCATCATTGCCTGGTAGAGTAAGCGTGTAATTCTCTGTGCCACTAGAAGCATTGATAGCTACTGTGTTAGAACCATCAGTAATATCAACGCCGTCAATAGTGTTTCTTGAAATCTCAATGACACCACTGGTAGAGTTGCCCACATAAAGAATCTTATTGCCTGCGTCTACCGCCAACTCACCATAAGCGAGACTTCCTGGCGCACCAGACCCTTTTTTAATTTGAATAGTTGACGCCACTTTGATCTCCTATCGGTTCTTGAACGGTGATCTTATTGATGGATCACTTTCTTTTTTATTGTTATTAGTATTTATAGTTTCTGCGCTATTCATCGATACTTGTAAAATTTCTAATTTAGTCTCAAGCATTAGAACTTTAGATAGCAAATCAGCAATCATAACCTTTTGCTTATCGCAAAATATTTTCAACGTATCATAATTTTCATCCATCATTAAACATTCCTTAATTAATATGTGCCACCGTCAAGATTGTCAACGTAGTTTTTCACAGCAGATGCTGTTGCCAATTGATCAGTATTAGCAGAATCATCAACGGTTGTTACAATTTCATTGATATATGCCGTGCTTCCACCTGAACTTTGTATTCTAAAATTTGTTGTACTAACATAATCAATATGTGAATTAGCGTCCACTAGAACAGCGGAGTTAGCAGTTAAAACACCCGGTGTGTGATCTAGATAAGGATGCTCTTTCAACTGAAACGTAGAAGTGCCAGAGTTGTACATCATTACAGAAGTCGCTGTCGTAGTGACAAGCGACACATCGGATAAGCTGGCAAGAGTTGATGCTGAAATTACAGCCCTTGACGGAATAATCCGACCAGTCGTCTTTACTTCAGCAGCTATCTGTGATGGTGTTTGAACTACAGCCGTTATCGCCATTTTTTCTACCTAGTGATTTCTGGTGATATCGTAGCAATACCTTGTAAAACTCTTGTGACCACATTTGCTGAAGATATAACTTCAACATCATAAAGATATCTGCCTGCTGCTATATTTGCAGTATAATCAGAGTCCATTGAGAGAGTAACTTCACCCGCAGAACCATTTATAGAAACTGTGAAGTCTTTGCTCGTAGTAGATGTAAAACTCTTTCTCATTGATGCCCGACCACTATAACCAGACAATACCATAGTATTACCATTAGCGTCTGTCAAATCAACAGTCACCGTATAATCTGACCCTTGGTCTATGATAATGTTAGACTTGATAGCCATATTCTACATACCTTTTTCTTTTCTTGTATTTATATAAGTTTGTAGTGATAGATTTTTCCCATTAAATAATTTTAAAATTACTATTGATGGAAATACGATTTTCATTACTCGCATTTTTTCCCGTCATATGATAAACTTCACTTGGAAAAACAATTAATTTACCAACTTCCGCTTTTTCTGTTACTGCGTATTCTCTAATCCCTGCCGTCACACGAAAAGTTACGTCTCCACTATTTTCTGGTATCTTGCAATAGTAAATACAAGAAAGTGGATCATCTCTACCACTAGGCATTCCGTTTATATATTCCAGATGATTGTGATATTCAGTGGAATCGTGCGGAACTGTTACATGACCCCAAGTTCTAGAAATTTTCACGTTTTGCTTTGTCACAAAAGCTAAGGAAGATAAAAGAATTTCCTTAAAGTCGTTTATTGGTTTGCTATTAGGTAAATCACTATCTTCGTAATTGCCATCATTTTCATCGTGAGAGAATTTTTTGCTCTTATAAAGTTCTATTTGATGTGCAAGTGCTTCATTGTCAACATCTGGCAACTTCGTTACTAGATAATCAATAAGGACTATAGGTTTAATTTCAAATTCAAGTGTCATATTTTATTTTCCAAATGTTTGTTTTCACACTAATTTATAGTAATAAATTTTTCCATATCCACCCAGTTCATTAGGACAATCAATGTCACTAAAAACAGGAACGATACCGTTCTTTTCATAGTAGTGCATTGTCCAGTCCCACCGACTTTTATCTTCAATGTCATGCCCAGCAATCCAGACATACCCTCTTCTTTTAGATTCTACATTACAAAGATTTCTAACTGTAGAGGCAATACCCTGACCAGCATAATCTTTATGAGCAGCAAAAAGACCCGGAGCAAGACCTTCTGAAATCTTCAATCCCTGACTTAACCACCAATCTCTAATGTGACCATACTTGGCTTCTTCTTCTGAGTTTCTAGGTGTAGCAAGAGAAGAATACTTAGCGGGTTTAATAAATCTAAAGCCTACACATTTGTCGCCATCAAAGGCACGAATAAGAAAAACATCGTCTAACTTAGTAATTGATTTGCAAGCAACACTAGCAGCTTCCTCTGTATGATGTTTTCGATTACCCGCTACAATTTTGCCTGCTAAATTGTGTTTTCTCACATCATATAAAATCTTACCCATCTCATCTGTTTCTGCTTGAGACAGATTTCCCATCTCTTCGCCATCAATAGGGTCTCTATATTCAATAGTCATTATCAATCTCTCCCAATTCTATAAATGCCAGAGCTACCTAAAGTTGCTTGAGAAGTACCAGTATATTGACCTCTATAGTATGTGTATCCGCCTGTGGTTATTGAAGCCGGAAAACTTGTGGTTAAAGTATGCACAAGCACATTGTCCCACGTTAGTTTTGTGCCGTAAGTCGAGACGTAACCTTTGGAGGCATCATCGTATTCATAACCTGATTGATACTTACCATAAGCCCACTGATTATGTCTAAATGTCCAGAACCACGGAATAGCTCCGTGAAAGTCACTAATAGCTACTGCGGGAGTAGGATCGCTCGTTGTTCTGTTTGGAATACTAAGATTAGTACCGACTGTTCCAGACTCGTTCCACGGAACATTTGTACCAAAATAAAATATATCAGTTGTTGTGGTGCTTGTAGATGCGCCTCTATCAACAAGTTTGCTCATAGAAACAGAATCACTAGCGCCTACAACTGTTGTTCTAAATGCGCTAAGAGAAAGTTGTCCAGATGCTGCGTATGTTGTGACTGCCATTGTTGTTATCCGATATGATAAACTGTTGTTTGAGACAGAGCATACTCTTGAGGAAGTTGTGCCATAGCGTGAGGTTCGATTTTATCTAAAGTCGCACTCTCTACTGACAAAGCCCAATCAATAAGAACATCTCTTGTAATATCATCAAACGCTACAAAACCATCAGCACTTGCTTCTGGAAGAGCAGTAACAAACATACTTTCTACTGTTGCGCCCGGATAATCACTGTGTGTCCAATCATATGTCCACTCTACAAACTTGACAACCTTACCAAGAGCGCCTTCTTCTTTTGCACGAAACTGATTGATTGTGATGTTTGCACGAACTACTTCTACCATTTTATACTCCTTTATTATGGACCATCACCATCACCGTCGCCACCAGTATCCGCAAAATGATCAACAGTAAGATTCAAGGTTATAGTACTACCAGAAATAGAACCTGTTAAAGACACATCATAAACAGAGTATGAGCTTTGTCCCGTCGCTGTCTTATTGATTGTTACGGCTGTAACACCTGCTGGTACAGCCCAAGTAAACGAACCGTCACCATCAGACCTCAAAAACTGTGAGGTTGTACCGTTGCCTGTAACGTTTAAATGTTCTGCGTCAACACTACCAGCAGCATAATGTTCTGAGTTAATTGTATCATCAGCAATCTTAGCACCAGTTACTGCATCACTACCAATTTTAGCGTTGGTTACCGCATTAGAAGCGAGCTGATCAGCGCCTACAGCCGAATTACCAATTTTAGCGTTGGTCACCGCATCATCACTTATATGCACAGTATCAATAGAAGCATCTACATAGTGTTCAGAGTTAATTGCATCATCAGCAATCTTAGCACCAGTAATAGCATCAGCAGCAATATGTTCATTATCAATGCTGGCATCTACATAGTGTTCTGAGTTAATTGCGTTATCAGCAATCTTAGCACCAGTAATAGCATCAGCAGCAATCATACTAGTTTCAACAGAAGTTGCGGCAATTGTTGCTGTTAATGTGGCATTACCAAGATTTGTTAATGTTGCACTGCCTGACAAATCCCCACCAAGTGTGATTGTTGGGTCAGAAGTAGCAGTAGTAACGATATTAATTGCACCACTACCATCAAAGTTTGCAGTACCAGTTACAGCACCACTTACTTGAATTGCTCTTGTTGTTGCAAGTTTAGTAGCAGTAGCAGCAAGTGCGACTGCAATGTTAGCGCTACCATCAAACGAAGTTCCACCGATAGTTCTGGCAGTAGTTAGAGTTGCAGCAGAACCAGAGGTGTTTTGGTTACCAGCAGTATTTACACCCGGTAGATTAATATTAGCACCACCGTTAAAGGATACGCCACCAATTGTTCTGGCAGTCGCAAGTGTAGTAGCAGTAGCAGCATTGCCTGTAATGTCGCTAGACGTTAGAGCAACAGTACCCGATACGTTTGGTAAAGTAATTGTTCTATCTGCTGTTGGGTCTGTAATGGTTAATGTTGTTTCGAAGTTATCAGGAGTCGCACCTTCAAACACTATGGCATTTGCCGCATTCATTGTAACAGTATCAACTTGTGTGGTTGTTCCTGCTACAGTAAGATTTGGAACAAGTAATGTACCCGTGCTTGGATTATATCTTAATGCACCAGTGTCATCTAGCAAACCATTCGATTCATTGTGAAAGACCACCGGAAAATTCGTGTTTGTAGCGCTATTTGTAACTGTTACTTTCGCAGCAGTTCCAGTAATGTCAGATGAGATTGAAGCAGGTAGTCTATCGTCAGCAATAGTGCCCGTTAAACTTGCTGCTGGAAGAGCAGTCAAAGAAGCGCCAGAACCAGAGAAGGTTGTTGCTGTTGCCGTGCCTGTAATTGTCACACCACCAGAAGCAGTAGCGAGTTTAGCACTACCATTATGATATAGTGTTGCAACACCGGAATCTGCTTTAATAGTCTCTCTAAGAGTACCTGCTGCTACTGTGTAAAGTGATATACTACCGTCTTCACCATCAGTTGTTGGGTCCACAACTCTAGCATCAATGTATGCGTAGCTATGATTTACGCCAGCAGCATTGTCCATCTGGAAAAAGATTTGGCCCAATTCATCAGACGCAGCAGGAGATGCACTATCATGTCTTAATGTTATAGTTGGTCCAGCAGCAGCAGCATCTGCGTTTGTGATTGAAAGAGCAGAAGTTGATGGTGTAAATGAAAATATTGTTGCATTACTATCAGCGCCATCACGAATAAAGAAAGAACCAGTGTTGATATCAGCGTATAGATGTGAACCAGTGTGATAGATTTCAGCGTCAGTGTCAGTACCAAAATTCATAGCAACGCTATCGTTGAATGTCAAGTCACCGGCAGATTTCGTAGCGGCTGAGTTGAGTTGCATAACAGAATTATCAGCATCGATTGTTGCTTGTGCTACTACTGCTATACGGTCATTAATCGCACCAGAAGTCATCAGTGATGTATCATTATCAACGAAAGACTCAGCGCTTGTTTGAATGCCAGCAACAGTAATACTATCAAATGTAAAACTTGTACCAATCGATGGAGTATTAAGTGTTGGCGACGTAAGCGTCTTATTCGTTAATGTCTTTGTTGTACCGCTAAAGTATGTGTCAAGCGTTGTTAGAGCAACTTGCTTCATTACACCAGCATCGTTGTAAACAACTCTATCTGCGCCAGCAGCAGTGATTGAAGATGCAGCAGTACCACCGTCAACTTTGTTCAGTTCTGTAACTGTTGAAGTGAGACCTGTAAGAGTTACAGCAGTTGTAGCAGAGGATGCAACACCAGCAAATGCGTCACTTGTCAATGTACCAGTGCTTGGGTTATATGTCAAGCCTGCATCATGATGTACTGCTGTGACAGCACCACTAGTGGTATCACCAAAGTAAATCAGTTCGTTAGCGTTTGTTGATGTATCGCTTGTAGTTGTAGCGCCTGCTGCTGCCCAACTGAGTACACCACCCGCATTACTTACAAGAGCGAAACCAGAAGTTGTTGCGTCAGCGTCTGGAAGTGTCCATGTGATGTTAGAACTGACTGTAGCAGGTGATTTGAACGAAACATAATTTGAAGAATCTGCATCACCGAATCGTAAACTGCCTTGCCCTTGAATGTGTACGTTAGCCGAGGAGTAGAACTGGTCGCCGTAAATAAGAGCATAGCGTAGACTATTAGTACCTAAATCGTATGTACTGTCTGTTTTTGGTACAATATCACTACCAACACTTACACTTGCATTAATCGTAAGTGTGTCAGAAGTACCGGTACCAATATCCGTGTCACCAGTAACACTTAATGTTGTAACAATAGAATTGTTGACCGTAAAGTTACCATTGCCAGCAAAAGTAGCAGTACCATCTACAACTAAATTGCCAGTAATATCTACATCCTCTCCAACAAACAGGTCGCCAGCAATACCAGTACCACCAGCAACTTTCAATGCGCCAGTTGTAGAAGAAGTGGATGCTGTATCAGCAGCGATTACTGTATCACCAGCAGCCGCTACAGTGAACTTAGCAGTGTTTACATCGATACCACCATCTGCACTTGTTAAGCCAGAGAATGTACTAGCAACACCAACAACATTACCATTCACATCAACTGTGAAGTCATCATTGACGTTAATGCCGCCATCAAGAGATGCTAAACCACTGGCGTTGATCGCAGCAAGCGTTGAAGTTCCTGTCACATTAAGAGTAGAACCGATTACTGTAGCGCCTGATGTACCATTAACTGTGAAGTTAGCATCAACTGCGATGCCACCATTCAAAGATGCTAAACCACTGGCGTTGATTATACCAAGCGTTGATAATCCTGTTACACCAAGAGTACCTGACGTAGCTATATTACCACTAGAATTCGATACAGTAAATGCTCCATCAACATCAATACCAGCATCAAGAGACGCCAAACCACTGGCGTTGATCACACCAAGTGTTGATACTCCTGTTACGCCAAGTGTGCCTGATGTAACTACATTACCACTCGTGTCTGCTACAGTAAATGCTCCATCAACATCAATACCAGCATCAAGAGATGCTAGACCACTAACGTTGATTATACCAAGGGTCGAAATTCCTGTAACACCAAGCGTACCGGCAGTGCTTACATTACCAGTAGTATCTGCTACGGTAAACTTATTAGTATCAACTGCGATACCAGCATTCAAAGTGGCTAATCCATCAACTGTGAGGGTGCCATTAGTTTGAATATTACCAGTCGCTGCAATAGCAAGCCCAGTAGAGCCATAACCACCACCAACAGTTAAAGTGTCTGTACCAGTGTCGCCTGTAACAACAACACCAGTAGCAGTAGTAGCAATTTTAACAGCATTGTTATGATAGAGAGTAACTGCTCCATCATCAACCATCGTTGCCATTGTCTCAGCGCCATCGGCACCGCCTAAGAAATCAATCTGAGAAGACGAAATTTTTAGATTGCCAGTACCATTATCTTTGATGTGTGAGTCTGTAGCATCGTGGAAAATCTGAAGGTCAGCAGCAGCACCAAAGTTCGCTTGGTCAGCATCACCAAAGTTTGCGTTAGCACCCAGCGTAACGACACCACTAATATTAGCAACACCATTAACATCTAATGTAGTTGATTGAAGTTCACCAGTAATTAAAACGCCATCAGTTTTGGTAGTTAATTTCACTGCACTAGAAGAACTATTAGCATGATAGAGTCTTATCTCACCAGTGCCATTGTCATTAGCAGTAATTAAACTTTTATTTGTACCGGCAACAATTGTTTGTAAGTATAGCGAACCGTCTTCTGTGCCGTCAATACTATCTTCTATAACCCCCATTATTCTAGCATATTCTGTATTATTACCGCCAGAATCAGCCGCTTGAAAAGCAATTCTACCAGTATGCTGACCGTTTGCTGATGGAGCAACATCTTTAAGTGTTATTTGTGGACCAGTAGTGACGCCATCATATCTTGCCACTGTAAATACGGAAGTGTCTGTCGTAAATGTGAATACGTCATTACCAGAAACATCTTCAATGATAAAGTCTGAAGTGTTTGCATTATTGTGGGTTAGCTTTAAATCTGAACCATCATGATAGAGGCTTGTATCACTGTCTGTACCAAAACTTATTCGTGCGTTGTCATTGAAACGTGTGTTAGCAGTGAAGAACGAAAGACCATTTACAACGGTGTTAGCAGCAATCGTTAGACCATCTGTCGCTGCTGAACCAATCTGTACGTTAGCATCAAATGTAGCATCACCATATACTGTTAGTGTATCTGTCTGTGAACTGTTACCAATCTGCGTGTTGGAGACGATGTAGAGAGTGTCTGTATTTGTCCACTCTTCGTTTCTACCACCAGCAAGAGTATCCCACACAACAATATTGTTTGCTGAGAAATATCCTTGAATGTCAGCGTTGCCCGTCGTTCTTGCTTCGTTACTGCTATTTGGTGCAGAAACGTCAGCAACGGTGACAATCATCGTTGACATATCGTAGAACAACTCGTTAGACTTACTCAGCCAACCAGCAAAAGTTCCTGTTGTAGAGTTTACATTGGTATATGCTTTAGCCATTCTTTTCTCTTACCTACTCTGGTTGTCTACAAGTTTGATGAGTAAATGTTTAATCTCACTCATTTCCTCTTTGATAGAATCTACTTCATTCTTCAAATCAACAATCTTTCTTGATTCTGCTTTACGAGCCTTGTATTTACGCAACCCGTCTATATCAGTATTTATAATCGCATTAGATGTTGCATCTCGAATAAATTTATGCTCTGACATTTTACGCTAATGCAATCGCACGAAGGTCACGAAGTCTTGGCACTCTGTGGAACGAAGCACCTTTAAGCACTACTTTAATCGCAAAGTATTTGAAACTTGATGCTTTAAAATCACCATCTGTATACTGAAACACATTTGAGTTGAGGAAAGCAGAGCCAGTTACGCCCACACTTGTTGGTAGATTGAAAGTATGTTCCTTAAAGTCAAATCGATTTGTGTTCTGAGAAACAGGATTTGAAGCCGCACCCGTAAGTTCTGTCCAAGGTTTTTGATCTAATGTGTCAGAATCAGACTCTGATAACATCCTAGCATAAACTTCAATCGTTGTTCCAGGTGGACGATATGCAGTCAAAAACACTTTCAAATCTTCAGCATCTAACGAATCTGCAAGCGTTATCGTCTTGGTGATATATTTAGAAGAAGCCGATCCTATAGAAGTGTCTTCATCCGTTGAATCATTGTTGATGATATATTCAAACACTTTTGTGGAAGCGATAGCGCTGTCAATCAGAGGCGAACTGTAAATAGGAGTTGCACCAGAAGTATTTTCCAGTGTTGTTCTGAGAGTAAACGATCTTACTCCATCGGCTTCATTGCTTCGACTCTTGATTACAGTAGGAACAGAATTGAAGAACGTGTAATCGTTAAACTCTATATTACTTCTCGCATAGTTGGCATTCGTATCTGACCTAAGCAATCTCGTAGCAGATAAGGCGGTCTTTGTTTGTGTTGTATTTGTGCGATAGATATTTGGAGCAACGAAACTTACGTTTTTATCATCAACGCTTGAGATTGTTGCACGAGCATTAGATGTTGCACCAACCAACACATCAGCAGCAGCAAATTTATTAGATGCTATTGCTGTTGAGTTATCAAGATAGAGAATGGCTGGATCATTGTTATCGAATAATGTTACATTACCGACAATAGACTTGAAGAATGGAGCAACTGGGTTAGTGTATTTCGGAACATCTTCAACAGTCATACTTGTATCAGACGCTATAGCTGAGATTTTCAACACATCAAATACTGTGGTATTAGCAGCAACAACAATATGCCCACCAACGTTAAAGTAAGATGAGAACTGTGTAGCGCTGCCAGTGATTGTTGTGCTACCAGCAGTCACGCCAACAGTTTGCTCTGATACGACGTCGTTATTTACGAACACATACTCGTCATTTGAAAACGTTCCAGAAGTGCTTTCAACACTGAAGTATTCGCTTTCTTTATTTGTGAAATCGATATAACCAGATGCTGATGAGAAATTTGCTCTGTAAAGGTTATATTTAATGTTTTCGTCTTGATGTGGAGTCCATGACCTAGCATTTGTTGATGTGAATAACACACCATCATTTACGTCTTGAGTAATTGGTTTGCTCGTAATAACGTCTGTTCCTCCAGTCTTAGCAATCCAAATTCTATAGTCTGGATCATCGCCATCTGGTTTCACAACAAAAGCGTATTCAGAACCAACTTCTAAGACGAGAGGAGACGGGAAAGTTACCGTAGTTGCAACAGACCCATCAGTTGAAACATTAACATCACTTGCATTCACATGAACCTTGGAGAATGGTAGAACTTTAGATGTTATTACACCATTTTCTACTTCTGGTATGTATAATGTGAAACCAGCAGTTGATGACTTAGCTTGGAAATACAAGTCAATTTTAGATGCATATAAAACGTTGTCGTTCTTTACCATAGCTGGTTTGATTAGGAATGTTTGAGCAATTGGATCATCACCGTCGCCGTCGGTGTTTCCTCCGTTGCCACCGCCTTCATCGGGTGGTTCATTAGGCCTAAACGTTCTGGTTACAGAAACACTTCTATTAGTTGACGTACCAACATTAATATCTGCTGTACGAGTAGATATGTTAATACCACGTTTGTCAACAGAATAGTTAAATGCGCTATATGTTATAGAACAGGAAGAAATTGCGGTAGCTCTATCAGTGTAATCGCTTACATCATAGATTTCTAATTTTCTATCACCAACAAAATATGTGTTCGCTGGAATTCTAAAGATTGCTTTTACAGTGCCAGATGCGTCTGAGGTAATAGCAGTATTGAATACGGAAGAACGCCTCAATCCATTCAGTGTTGTGCCTGATGCTGATGCAACGTGTGTGTCAACATTATCACCATCAAAGAAGAAGTGAAAAGTAGTGCTAGGTCTTAATCCGAACACGAGAACTTTTATTTCTCGCTCTCTCATAAACGGCTTGAACTGCACATTTGTTACGAAGTCGCCTACTTGATTAGTTGACTCAGCACCCAACCCAATTTGAAGTTCATTAATTGTTTGTGTGGTGGTTCTTGTGGCTGTAGTTGATGTGCCACCAAATGCTGCTAGACCTCTTCCTGTAGCGGCTACGTTATTAGTTGCAACATTTGTCGCAACTGAACGACTTACCTGTTGTAGAGGTACAAATTCATTTATTGCTTCAGCAAAGTCCATAAAAGGTGTAGTAAAATCAACATCCAAATTGTAATCTGGCGCTGTTGTTAAATCGTAGCCAGCATCATATTCTGGAGAAATGAATGGGGTGCCCTTGAATGAATAGAAATCGCCAACACAGTTTCTAGTATTTGTAGCATAGCTTTGGTTGATTAAAGAAACGTCGGTTTTAGATAACATAAGAGTGTCACCAAAGTCCGTCGCATTACTTGTAGCTGCTACTTTGAGGTCAACATCGAACTGTCTTATTTTTGGCGTAATCTCTTTATATGCCGGGTCAATAGCAGCAGAAAATTCAGGGGAAGTCACTTCAGAGAAACGTAAATTCTCAAAGTTATCTGAGACGATGCCATTTTTGAATCGATTTAATCCAGCTTCATCTAAGATTTCTTTGTCTTTTGTTTCGGTTTCAAGTGCATTCAAAACAGTATAGTATTCCAATTGAGAAATTCTACGATCTAGTTTTGAAATGTCCCTCATAGTGTAACCCTTATTCACGCTATCACGAATAATTTTTACTGCATATTCAGGCTTGTTCGCTCTATTTGCAACAAGTGAAGTTAGAGAAGGATAAGGAGGAACTTTGACAATAGCAAGAGGCATACCCCTTGAAGGAGGAGCGGGCGCTGTTGGAGTATCTGATGCAACACCCTTGATTACTTTAATATTGCCTTCGCTATCAAGGAAGAGTCTATCAATCCTTGGTAGATAATATTCGTAATCGATTTCCATATTCTGATTTGGAGCAACAACATATTGTTCAGCATCGGGGAATGTTACGGCACTGCCTACAGCAGTAGTAGAAACAGTAGCATCGCCAATTGCTGTTGCGATTACCGAGGTATTGACACAATATGGTCTAAAATCAACAACATTTTTAAGATCATACGATATGCCAAATTCAGATACATATACTGGAATATCTTCTGGGTCAATATCTGTATAGCTATCTACACTGAAATATCCATGACCAAAACTACCAGAGTTGTTTTCTTGGAATACAGAAACCTTGAATAGAAAAACATCATCAGCACCAATCGTTAGAGCAGACTTCTTCTTGACATACGAATTGTCGTAATAAGCATCTCTTTGATTTGGAAACAGAATAAAGTTGTTAGTAACATCAACGTTATTCGCAGATGTTGTTTCACTGAAAGTGTTGTTATCTGATTTATATACTGCTAGAAGCTCATATACATCAGGGAAGCCGAGTGAATAAGTACCAGTGACACCACCAGAAGCGGTATTGGCTTGTACTTTTACATATGCAGTTTTTGTCTGCTTTTCAGCAGGAGCAGCAGTGATCTTTTTCACATTGTAGTAAGCAATAACATCCATCTCAGCAGCAGGAGCAGACAAGCCAGCAACAGATAAAGTTTGACCAGAGGTTGTTACTGTCGCACCAGAAAGATCAATAGGTTTGCCTTTAACATAAGGTGATTGAGTCTCATTACAGATTAAAATAATTTCTTCTTTTTGTGCCGTGGTTAATGTTGCAGAAGTGCCATATGTCCAATAGTCTGTGCCTGACAATGTGATAGTTAATGCGCCGCCAGTAGATACAGTTAGTCCAGTAGGCTTTGCTGTTCTGTAAACGAAATCTGCTGTGCTTGTTGGAATTGTTTTGATGGATGAGAGACCTACTGTCCATAAAGCTCTTTTAAACGATTCATCAATTAGTGTCGCTTTACTGTTTACCAAAACAATATCAGCATTACCATCTGTAGCACTAGTATTAGAAGAAATGTGCTTTGCATCAGTAAATAACTTCGCAGCATCTGACATACGAATATCAAAAAGATACATTTTATATTGAGTCGCATTAGTACCAACTGCGCCGCTATGATGTTCTATGCCACGAATTTTTGCTTCACCAATTTTATTACCACTTGGAGATGAGATGATTGATCCATTAGCAAAACGATTTTGGGCTTCGTCGTATAGGTCAACATCTATGAGTTTATTAAAATCAAAATGCCCCATATACTCATCAACAATTACATAGTTACCGATATTGGTTGATACGTTTTGTTCGTCAACACTTTCGAATTCAGTACCAGCATCAATCTGAACGTCAATCGTACCAAAAGTTTGAATTCTTTTACCGCCAACATAAGCAAGACCTTGACCAACACCAATATCCAAAACGCTAGAGTTAGCACCCGCTTTTATTGATAGTGGGAAATTCTGAATGACATAATCACCAGATTCTTCTTCAGTTCGCCTAGCAAGCTCATCTCCGATAACAGAATATTGTGTGGTATCTTTAATTCTGACTGGTCGCCCATTCTGATATTCAACTATCGTGAAGAAATCTGCATCAGCAATTGCAAGCGCTGTAGTTTTAGCGGTCAATGTTGGAGTTAGCTGAATTCTATCAGCGCCAGGAGCATTAGCGTTGTTGTATCCTTGAGCGTTGTCTAAAAGAGTTGTGTCGCCAAAGCTATTGATGATAGTCTCTGTTGTAACGAAACCAACAGAGATGTTATCTGGTGCTGTGTTATATTTTTCAACAACGACAGTTTGTTCTTCGACTAATACGAAAGAACCTTTCTGATAAATTACTCCATCAGATATCTTTAGACCAACACCGTTGCCAATAGTAGTCGTGCTTTCACCTGTTACTGTACCTGCTGCTTCGACAGTTGTTACAGTAGCGGCAGAAGTAAAGTTTTCAAGACGAATCTGTTCCGTCGAAGAAAAAGTCTTATTCGCACCACTACTTTTTACATATCGAACAAATAGAGTGTTTAGATTTGGTGATTGAGTTTCTAAACCAGCAGAAACAAGAAGAACAAACGCTTCAACACCAGTAGAAAGACCAACAGCACGAAGGCCTTCATAGTTAGACATAACAACAGGCTGACCATCAACCTGCAAATCCTTAATTTTTACATAAGCAAGTTTAGATAAATATGTGAAACTACAACCCTTTACGATTGTACCCTCTTTGAGAATATTATCACCAAAACGCTCAATCTGAGTTTGTAGAATCGTCTGTAGCTGCGTTAGTTCACGAGCCTGAACAGCAACACCTGGCTTAAAGAGAACTCGATGGAAATCTTTGTCCGCATCATAGTCATCAAAATACGGGTCTTGGTTAAAATTGGTATCTAATCCCATTTCTTATCCCTTTAGAATTCTAAAATGATTCTTACTTTTTCAGATTGATCATCAGACCTAGCGACTGGTGACATATTTTCTATATATATAACTTCGCCTGAATTGTCAACAAGGTCTCCGTCGATACGACTTGTGATCTTCGCAGATGCTCCAGTACCACCACTTGCTGTATTAGAAACGAATGTATTTACAACACCAGCAGCATCATCAGACACTCCAAATATACCCTTGACATTGCTCAAGAAGAATGTTCTATAAGCACTTGCGCCAACAGTACCAATGCCAGAAGCAATAATCGTTCCTGTGTTAGCAGCAGAGTTTGCGCTGTTATCAAAGGCTGTGCTTAATGCTGCATCACTATACACTGAGAATGCAGTAGTATTTATAGTGCCAATATAATATATTGGAACAGTATTAGCAAAAATAGAACCGTTGAGACTGCTGAACGCAGCAACCATACCGTTAGAGTAACCATGCGCTACAGTTGTTTTAACAACCGCTGGATTTGCTGCTGTAACACTATCCACAAAACGAGTGATTGTATTCGACACAGCAAAGACTGTACCGTGAGCATATGTTGTTCCATCAGCGGCTTGAACTGGACCAGCAGTACCTTGGTCTTGTGTTACGAACTGATCAATCGTAAAGCCCGTGTTAGCAACACCAGGGTCGCCCGTACCAGCATCAACAATCTGAACTGCCATTTCAGTCAACTGATTGAACGTGGTAAAACTTCTATCAATCGCTTCAATTTCTGCTATTGTACCAGAGGTAAGGCCTTTAATCTTATGACCTGTTGCAAAGTCTCCACGAATGTTACGCAATCTTAGAACATCACCCGCTCGATTGCTTACTTCAGCAGTTGTTCTGCCAATATAATCTGGCAAAGTAACTGTCTCTGCGGATGTATATATTTCAATTTCGATAACATCACTAGCAGGTACAAGCGTGATATCAGTAAGAGTAGCTGCTGTAGTGGTTTTTGTGTGAGCAACCGCAAGGGTATTTCTCTTTGCTATTGAAGTTAATGGTAAGTTTGAACTAAATCCAAAAGCATTACCAGCATCATCTTTACCAGAGATAGGATCATTATTTCCGGTGTGAGTAAATTCTACTGCCTGAATGTCTAGTATTTCCTGGCCACTCGTAACAAAACCAGAAGAGGATGTAGTGTTTCCACTGTTATCAAATGGTGCAGCTAGTCCCGTATCAGTGTATACAGAGAATGCAGTTGTGTTTGATGGTTTGACGTAGTATACAGTTGCTGCATCGTCATCGTCCAAAGCAGTGCCATTCAAGTCGTGGAATGATACAGCAGCACCATTTGCAAGACCGTGTGCGCTTGCTGTAACAACTACGGGTGGTTGCGCTGCACTTATGCTGCTCACCGTTTCTGTGATTGTATTGTTGCCAATCATATCACTAGCAGCAAAAGCTGCACTTCCTTCATTCAATCTTATATGAATTGTGTTTGCAGAGGAAGCAATAATCTCAGCGCCCTTAGCATCAGAAGATATCTTATTACCAGTTGTAAAGCCAGTCATTGTAGATGTATTAACTGTAAGCGTCTGATATCTTGAGAGTGTGTATGAGTATGAACGAAGAAGTGTATTAGATGATTGTGGAACGTAATGAATGACAGTCTCACCATCTAAGAATGACGATGCTGTTGAAGTCGTAAGTGTCAACTCAACGTTAGCAAACAATGGGTCTTTGATAATACCAACAGAGCGATAATCATTCGTTGTGGGAATTGTATTTGATTCGTTGTTCGCATATGTTACTGAGATGCCTGCACGAGATGCATAAAGTTCATTAATAACATCAGAACCATGCCCACCAGGAGGCGAGAGACTTGGTGTGAGATTTGCAGCTACAGTGCTATCACCATTGCTTGAAATAATAACATCAGCAAAAGAGTATCCAGACCCTCTATTGACAATTTCAACAGTTGAGATAGAATTTGCTGTCGTATCAATTGTAGCAATAGCAACTGCATCGTCACCATCACCTTTGATTGTGAGACCAGGAGCAATCTCAAAAACGGAAGTTGTATCGGGTAATGTAGTAAATGCTGAGTTAATAAGAACTCTTCGTTCAGAACCTGTAACGATATATTCACTGATGTTTCTTGCTTGCCCAGCACCTGTGCCCGATCTAATATAGATTGTGCTGTTCTTATAGAAGTCTGTATTTGCACTAAGTGTTACGCTTGAACTTTGAAGGCCGTGTATTAGCGTGTTACCAGCAACAGAGATTTCTTTGAATGTACCGTTTGCGTGTGCGTTATATCTAGCACCACCGCTATTGATTATGATTGCTTCAATAGAACCGCTAACCGCATTTGCTGATACGTTTGCATCAGGAATGACAGGAGCAAAATCGTTTGTCGCAAACTTAGACCAATCAGAAGCGCTGATATTATACATCAACTTCCAGACATACTTATCATTAGTCTGATAGAATTCGTCGTCTGCTGCCGTTTCTGAGAATAATGGTTGGTCGTTTGCAGCAGCACCACCATTGTTATCTAGGCATTTGAATACCGCATAGTTACCGCTCTCTTCTGAGATGGCATAAAAGTTATCCGTTGCTTGAGATGTGCTGGTGTAACTGTAAGCAGAATATGTGTTACCGGATTGCCAATTGACACGGCGAATCATATGCTTTACATCATCTGAAGCAATCTTCTTACCGAATAAGAGATTATCATACACATCGTTATGCACACCAAATGTACTGTTCGTAGGAACAGGTGGTACATTATCGTCGGCAAAGGGCAAAGTCTCACCAGTAAACACATAGTATAAACTGTTTGAAGACTCTGAAACAGACTCAATAAATTGAGCAGCCATATGTGTTTTGAATTTGTTTGTAACTAATTTCGTCATCTTTTTCTTTGCTTTATGATGTGGATACGGTATCAGTTGTCGAAGTAGCAGCGGTAACATTAGTATTTATAACACTATTCTTGACTACTGTACCGAATAATTCAGTACCAGCAACATGAAGCACTTTTTTTACTATGTCACGATAGCGATTGATTGAGACGCCAGTTTGAATATCATACGAATATTCTTGATAATATTTGTTGTCTCTTATTTTAGCAACATCACTGAGATGTGATGTAGTTGTTTCCCAGAAGCCTGTGCCAGTACCTTCTGTTGCTACAACCGAGTTAGCGGTGATGACAAAGGAGTTGTTAGCACTTGTCAGTGACATTGCTTGGTCACCCAAATAACCATAACCAGAGTCTATAACATCAACGGCGGTTGCTACACCATCTGCCACAATAACATCACCAGTAATTATAGCATTATCACCCATCGAACGAGAGACTAAATCGATAGCATCATTACCAACAGAGAAGTTTGCAATGGCACCAGAACTCTTACCGATAATGTTAGATGCTGTCCAGCTTGTATTGAAGCGTGTTCGTTTCAAATGCAGCACACTACTATTGGCAGAAATGATAACACCCTTCTCTGTACTATCTTGCTCTACAATTTCACCCGGAGTGAAGTTACTTGTAACAAGAGTGATGTTTAGATAGATGTTTTTTCTGTCGTATGCTGCGATATATTTATTATGCACTGAAATGAACGGATCAGTATTATATTCAGTACCAGGGTTAATTCTTGTTAGTGATGTTATAGTACCCATTGTAAAATCGTCGAAGGTGAATAAAGACTGGAACTCAGACGTTGAATCACCATTTGGATTCTTAACGAATCCATACCCGCCGTCAAAATTAACAACTACCTGGGCTGCGGTTCCACTTGTAGAAGGTAGAACGATTGTTGGTGTGGTATTATACCCTTCACCGTGATTGTTTATTGTGATAGAGGTGATAACTCCGCTACCATTTGTTGTGATGAAGCCTGTAGCAGACACAACTGGGTCACCACCAGCATAACCACCGCCAGTAAATGTAACATTGGGACTGCCTGTTGTTCCATTTGCGTATCCAGTGCCACCATTTGTAATCGTAATGCTATCGACAAATCCAATACCACTATTTGCTGCTGTACCAACTATCACATCTAAGAAAGCCACATTTGCAACATTTTTAACACCGACAAAATCAGTATTAAGCGTAACAGTTTCTTCGTTCTCTAATGCGCCTGGTTGGAACGTTGCTCCACTACCAGTGCCAACTGCGTTGATAGTAAGTTCTAGATTTGGCTGTGCTGCAAGGTCGATCTCTTTCAAATCTTCACGAGACGTTTTGATAGTCATACCAGCGCCTTCGACATACGAGAACGCAGAAGTATTACTGAATAGCCCAACATATGTTGTGTTTTGACCAACGACAACGCCAGTTACTGTATTGTTAGCAACCGTATCAATCACACCATTTGCAGTTGCGACACCATTATACCAAACATCAGAAGCACCAGTCGCTGTTATAGCACTAATCGTTTCTTCAACTCTTGTCTCTCGACCTCTTATCTTTTTACCAGCAGTAAACTCACCAGATGTTACTTTGATATTCCAAGTATTAGCATCTGATGCTGATGATGCAATTCCAACCGCACCCGCTGTTGTGACTGAAACAGCATCAATGGTTTCAGTCGCTTGAACTGTACCGTTAGCATAATATAGTTCTATTTCTTCTGTTGCTAAAAATGTACCAAAAGCAGGCTCAAGTGTTAGGAACTCACCGATTGTTGAATTACCAGTAGTATTAGCAACAGTTAGATACCCATAAGCATATGCTGATAAGTATTGACCATTTGCTGCTGTTGTGAACTTCTTCATCTCAAGTTTTTCACCAACATGAGAAGAGAAGATGCTTGCATCAACAACCTCTAAGGTAATAGTCGATTCTTCATCTACGATTTCATTAGCAGACAATGATGTATTATCTGCTGTATCAATAGAGACTTGATTTGCAAAAGTGCCACTTGTAATCACAAGAGTTGCACTTGTATTTGCATCATCAGCGCTCAACGATGCGACTTTACTATTGGCAACAACCACATATTCTAGAACTGAAATCACTGCCCCATCATCAGGGTCTGAATCAAATACGATATGTGTAGAGTTCGTTGAGTACTCAGTGTTCGCTATGATTGTATTATTTGTGATAACAACAATATCATTTGAGTCTGATACAGTAGACCTAAGAAATGCAGGACCGTTCGTCGAGTTTGCTGTATATGCTGTTGGATATACTTTGACACCCAAAACAAAATCATCAGCAACGGATGCTGAGTTGGCAGCAAGATTGTCAAAATATTCATCAGCAAAATCTTGAGCGCTGATTAGAGTAACAATCTCACGTTCCTGCTTTACAGTCTCAAACTGAATAAACTGATTTAATGTGTTCGAGTTATCAACAGCAATCATCGCTGTGGCGACACGAACGTCTGTATAATCGTCTGTAGTATCACCATCATCTAAATCATTAAGTGTGTAACCCGTGCCACCATCTACAAGTTCAAAGTCAACTCGACCAGTAGCATCTTCAACGCCAGTGACACGAACTTTACCTTGTTTGCCTGTATCATCAAGCACATTGAACAAGTCGCCAACGGCGTTATTTCTACCACCATTCGTAACATTCATAGATGAAAGCGAACCAATAATCTTTGGTGCGTTTGCAAGCAACCCATCATCACTGACTAACTCATCCGTTCTAAACGACCCCTTTATATTACTAATATAGAGAATGTCAATGATACGACCTTGAACTCTTTTCTTTACAAGACCTTCGACGAAAGCAGTAGCACCAGACCTAGAACCCGTGATTTGATTTTCAACAAACCCAGCAGACCTTGCTGACTGTGTGACTTCAATGTATTTGGGAATCTTATACTTACTATGTGAAGCACGAAGTATATCATCAGCGGGATAGTATACTGATGCTTCTTCATTGAACAACATACGAATTAAAAGTTCAGTTGCTTTTGGAGTGCCCTTTGAACGATAGTAGTCCATGATATGCTTGATAACAAATCGCTTGTCTACAGCCTTTGCATAAGGAAACTCTGAGAGATACTTCTCTTTGAAATGAACTAGAAAACTATCTAATGTCTCATCAATGTCCCTGTTCTGAAACATCGAACGACTGAGTGTGGTAGGAGACGTTGAAGTGTTTTCCATAAACTCATAGTATGCCTTTGTGAAAGCAACTAGGTTTGGACCGTCTTCCCGATAAACAGCAGGAAACTGCTGTTCGATATACTCTGAGATAGTTTTCGATAGGTCATGCATTACTGAGTCGCAGCCTCTACTGTTACGCTAACATCAACGTCACGGATTGAGATAATCTTGCTTGCAGGACCAATAATATCTTGTGTTTCTGGTCTACCATAAATCTTGATGGCACTACCAGAGAAAGAACTAACATTCAAATCACGAATGACTACACGTCCTGTTGCGTAATCTACATTACCAACATTACCACTCAGCACTTTGAATCCATCAACCGTATTAGTGAGAACTTCTAAGACACCTTCGCCGTTGTCTTGTATATATGCTGTCTGAGTTCCATAAGAAAAACTGGAAGTTTTGACTGCGGGTGTATGACGATTGATATCTTCGCCAGCAGTCAAAGGATGATCTAAAATTAAAGAGTTTTCAAAGTCAGCAGTGATGCTTGAAGCAGAACTCACCACTGGAATAAAATCAATAATCATTCTAAGTTCTGTATCATTCGATATAATAGACGTATTTGTATCATCAATGACACGAGCAATTCGAGATTGCCTAGCATTCTTTTTAAAATCATTCAAGTAAGTCAGATTGTAAGATGCAATCGCATTTCTAACAAGCGAGTCTATTTCAGAATTAGTAGCATCTGAAGTTTTAGTATTGTAGTGTACTGTTGTGTCAAGAGCAACATAAAGAAATTCAGGAGACCTAATTACTGGGTCGATTGCGAGTGGCGTGCGTTCTTTTAGAAACTTTCTATACTTCTCTTTAGCACCGTCAGATACACCATCACTATTTTGAATATCAACATGTACAATAACCTTACCATACTGTGGTGGATTTAGTTCTTCACCACCTTGTACTGATACTGCTTGTATTTCAGAGAACTTGCTTTTCAAAAGATTTTCATAATCAGATTCTGTGACTGCTCTATCTTGTATTTGAATAGATTTTGGAGCATAGAACTTGATTGAATCAAGCGTTTCTTCTTCAGCGCCACCAAAAGATGTTGATGTTGTTGTGACTGTCGCTGTGTAGCCTTGTATCGTGCCAGATGGTGAGAATGTAGTAGCACCGTTTGGTGTTGAACCATTTGCGATACGATAGATAACCTCTACGACTTCGCCTGTTTTTGGTTCTCTACCAAACACATCATTACCAAACTCTAGTTCGTAACGATTCAGTTCTGCTGGTTGTATATAGAACACATTATCACTTGAACCAACATCAAAGAGATTTGGTTTTGAAGCATATGCATTAACTTCAGCACTAGCAGCAGAGGAAGCATATACATTTACTACAATACTGTCGGTGTCAACTCTCTTGTTAGAGATAAGATATTTTGTGCTTGCTGTTACGTCATAATATTCTCTTTCAATTCTACCTTCGTGAAGAGAAACATCGCTGACAGAATATACGCCAGAATTTGGTGTGATAGTATATACTTGATCTGTGCTAAACGTGTATGACTTACCATCAACATTTGTGGTAAACTTTGTGTATTTCGGAATTGTGATGAATGCTGGATTATCACTTGGCGTAAACGTCAGTGTAACTTTTGCGTTTGATGACCTGTATGACCTTGGTAGATAGTTCAACTCTTTTGCATGAGATACAACAGAATCTCTTAGTTGCGCTGAGTCAAGAAACATCTCACCGAGAGCCATGTTCGTATAAAAACTATTCTGAAATGTATTGTATGCCAACACATCAAGAATGACGGACATATTTGATCCGTCATAGTCATAGTCAGCAAATTGTGCTTGACCTTGAAGAAATGTTTTTAACTGATTCTTGATTTGATTGAAATCAAGTTCCGAGATAATAGTTCCTGCCATTTTATCTCACTCTTTCTAAAAGTAACTCTAATGTAACTGGTTCTTGTACGTTGACAACACGAAATACGATTGTGATTTGAACTTCGTGTTCTTGTGAAGTCTGAGCGATATACACATCAATAACATCAGCCCTTGGCTCATGCGCTTCAATAACGTCTTTTATATGCTCTTGCATCGTCAAGAATGTCTGTGCTGTAATGTTCTCAAACAGCATAGCACGAATGTTACCACCAAGATTTGGTTGGAACAATCGCTCACCTCTATCTGTCAACATAAGATTACGAAGAGACTGTTTTACAGCATCAACATTCGTTTTGCGTAAGACTGTGCTACGAATTGGATGCTTATCCAAGTCCGTAAAGAAGTCCGAGTATACAACTCTTTGTGTTAATGGTGTTGCCATATGAAGCAATCTCCAGTTTTCTTTTTATTTATAAGACTAATTAAGGTATCTAGCGATTACATTCTCATCTAGTACATTGTTTTTTATAGACTCTCTTAAAGCCCTGCTGACAGATATGTTTCTTAACTCTGCTGGCTGAAAATGACCAGAATCATTTTTAATATAATTCTCTAAATCATATTTTAAAAAATGTTTTCTAATGATACCAGTGTAATACTTAGCACTCCATTTTGCTTTGCCATTGACAATAAAAACAATATCACATGCACACTTATAATTATGCCAACTTTTACCTGGTGGCGCTGCTAATGGTCCACCATTTCTGTGTTTTCTGTATAACTCAGCTTGTTGAGCAAAAGTTCTTGTAGCAAACGAATACCTTGCTGTACCATTCATAGCTAAAATTTCAGGATCATTCTGAACATCACGAATAGCATTAGCAAATCGTTCTCTGATTTTTGGATGAAGAGTGTTCACTTTAGCCGCAGTATCTTTAGCATATCTACCTTTAAAGTATGAAGCATCATATAATTTATTATCACCAGACCATTTTATAACTGCACTGATTATAGACCCTTTATTTGCAATTGGTCTACCACCCGCAGCAGAAGATGCTGACCTTTGATTGCCTGCTCGTTGAATATCAGCATAGGTAGAAGAAGCGCTATTCACTCTCTTTGAAATGCACTCCCGCTCTGTCCGTATCTTTTCATCATGCGTTTTGTTGGCTTTTGCAATCTGACTTTTAACGATCTGTTCAATCTCTTTTGGCGCTGCTTGAGGGTTATTCTCTTGTGCTTTCTTAACTACCGCAGCAGTCATTGTTACAATCTTTTTATTTTGAGTATCTGTCACCAACCCCTTCACACGTTCAAGTTTTTCAGTGAGCAACTTCTGTGTTGGTGCTAAATTCATAGCACTTACTTCTACTTTATCAGCAAGAGCATCAACGTTTTTTTGAAGATTCTTAACCAACGCTTCTGTAGATTTTGCTGTATGTATACCACAACCTTCCGTGATTTGTATAGTGTCTGCTAAAGCACTCTGAACACCACCAAGAAGTGTGTCAACAGACGCTTTGAATTCAGCAGCGATTGCTTCTGCTTGCGCTTCTATATTCGCTTGTATACCAACAGTATCGACAGATTCAAGATCATCAAGTGTATCAATAATACTATCAGTAATATTCTCTACTGTGTTCACAGTTTCATCAATCAAATCTGTGACAGTTTTTTCTGCTTGTGCAGCAATTGTTTCTGGATTTAAATCACCTACAAGATCAAGCAAACCGTCAGTTACACTTGTGACAACGCCTGAAATAGAAGACTCAAGCGCATCTAAATCGAACGACTCTAAACTTAGTTCTTTTGGTGTTTTAGAAGCAGCTAGTGCAGCAAGCACAACTTCACATCCGCCAGCGATGGCGTTATTAAATTCATCAATACCAGCACCTAAATCAGTTAGACCTTCAACAGACAAATCAAAAGTATCTAATGAAAATGATTTAACATCTACTCCACTATCAAAAAGAACTGCTGACAATTGAGAGGTATCTAGTGCAGCAATACTAGACGATAGATTTCCAACTGCTGATAACTCATCAGTGTTTAACTCTGTTAATTTCGTTGTAATACTCTCTTTGAGAGCAAACATATCTTGTGGAGCAAATGCTTCTGACGGTACAATAGCATTGAACTTTTGTAACTCAGAAAAAATCTCTCCGTCTGGACCAGGCCCAGGTACAGAGTCTGATACTTCTAACAAATCATTAGTTGTTAGAAAAGGAACATCGATAGATAATAGAGACATTATTCGTCCTCCCCTAGTGGGTGAGTATCTCTCCACAATTCTGGTGGGTCGGTGAAACTTGGATATGGCTCATCTTCTAATTTTGTTTCGATAGGAAACTTTCTATCGGGTGGATTACCAAATAGAGGTCTAAAGGCTGGTTGCTTGCCAGATGGTTTTACTCGTGGCACATCTACACCATTAAGAATGGTAGTGAAGCCTGGATCAACTTCAACTGCTCCACTAGTATTCAAATCAATCTTAGCACCTTCAACGGCGATGTTACCAGTTGCTTTGATGTTTGTTTTACCAGCAGCATCGAAGTAGGTATTAGCGCCACTCTCAATTCTCACATCTGTGTTAGCATATGCAGAAACGAACCCTGTATTAGCATAGATGTGAATATTGTCTTTCTGCGCTTGAATGTAAACGCTTTTGTTAGCAAATACATTATAGTTATCAAGAAAGGCTTCTTGTCTGATTGCAGAACTTTTTTGTGAGAAGATATCACCAGAGTTCATATAGATTCCACCTGCAACATTTAGATTGTAGTCACCATGCACCTTCGTGTTCAAACTACCATCAACAGTCAGATTACAATCAGATTCCACTGTGACATTACAAGTACCCTTTACGACAACATCTGCTGTGCCGTTAATCATAATTTTACCGTTCTTCTCAATGATTGTTACTTCATCGCCAATAATCTTATTGACACGAGTACCAGTTGGACCAATTTCTGTAAATGTGCCAGAAGCATGATGCATATTGATACGCTCTGAGCCTGGTGTGTCATCCATTTCAAAGACATGACCCGATTCAGTTTCTTGAACTTTATTGTATGGGTACTCTGCATTATATGGTGGCGATGGTTCTGACCAAGAATACGCAGGGCAATGTTCTTGATTGATAAATTTACCAGCAACATGAGTTTCTCCAATATCCTCACCTCTTGCAAGACGAGAAATATCTGGCTGATACGATGACACTGGATGTGGGTTAGCATCAGATGCTGCATTGAAACCAAGTGCTGTATTTACAGCAGTTGTAGGCATACCAGGCATTACACCAAGAAGCATTGGGTGTTGAGCATCAGCACCATCAAGGAAAAATCCAAATACCCACGAACCTTCAATCGGTGGCTTGTAGTTGATATCATACGAACCAATAACAGGTATTGCCCAAGGTAGAGTTTCTGTCGGCACATCTTCTTTACTGTCTGGGTGAATATCAAAGCAGCGAACACGAACACGACCCATCTTTCTTGGGTCTCTACGGTCTTCTACGACACCCATAAACCATAGTAGATTTCTAAATCCATTTTCAGCCATTACACTTCACCTTCTGCCGTCATATCTGCTACTGTTGAAACTCCAGATTTATCTCCTGGAACAAGGTCTTTTATTATAGTCAGTCTGCTTGTATACTGTTTACCCTTTATATAATGCTTGATAGTTTGGACTAACCAATAGCCAGAAAGACTTTTATGTCTATCTTTAGTCCCAACAACATTTTCAAATTGAGGTATGTCGAGTAAAATAACATCACCAGCAAATAAATCATTTCTACCGTATATTTCTATTTCGATAGAGGTAGAGTTTAGATAGTATCTATTTGAAACTTTAGGACCAGTAATATCTTTGTATCTTTGCTGTTCTCTCTCGAAATCAGTGAATATCATATATGATTTCATAACATTTTCGTCACTGAAAAAAGCATCAGTAAATTTTTCAGTATGTGGAAACCTAACTGTATCACTCAAATGTTTGTAGTCTTGAAAGCTATCTTTGTATTTAAAAATATTGTGAATATACTGTTTGTTCAATATGTCAATTTCAACAACATCAGAAATCATAGCACCAGAGTTCATTTCTGTAATCGTGTTTAATCGATTTGGTATAAAAAATGAAGTGATGTTATTCATTGCCCTATCTCTATCAGCAGGCCCCTCTATTGCAATAGAGGGGTCATACGAATATGCTTTTGCAGTAGGTTTAGATGTTCTAATCATTTCTTCATGAGTGATCATCTTAAACTTCTCTCTGTTTTGAAAGAAGTAATAATTAGAACTCTTATCATCAGCAGAGAATGATTTTCGACACAGAAAGTTGATAGCCTGAATAGGTTGTAGAGAAGGAATAACTAGAGTTTGCGTACCAGTCGTATCTTGGATTTCAATATCGTTGGCAGAGTTTTTAAAGTTGGTTTCATCTACAATGAACTCATCAAATATTAGTTGAGCCATTTTTTTAGTGGTAAAATCAATATAACTTTTTTGTACGGTTTTACTCGTGCTTATAAAATGTTGTGGTGATATAAACTTTAACCTATAATACATATAGTTTTGCTGATCACCAGGAACAGCATCTGATAAGCTATAAATTAAAAACTGTTGTGTAATCTCGTTTTCAAAAAAATCTACATATCTCAGTGTAAATATTTCTTCGCCAAGAATAGGAAAGTTATCAATTAAACCTGAAGAATCTAATAGTGTCATTTCACCAAAAAGTAAAGGCGAATCAATAGACTCGGTAAACGATATCTCTGAGATATAATCTGATATGTCAAACGCAGGTTTTTTGAGTTCACCATAACGATTGAGCGTTGCCAGTTGAATATCACAAAATCCTACGTCAAATGTATCATCACTCATTTAACAAACTTCTTAAATTTTCTAGAACTGTTGGAACATACGAAGTATTAACGAGAATGATATTTCTTAGTTCCTCATTCTCTTCCATTTCATAATCAAAACGACGTACAGCAGTCCAATCACCAGCAACAAAATCACCATTGAATGTCTGCGCTCTTATATATGAGTCTGGGCTAATCAGTATTGTCTCATCATCAGTCTTTTTCCAATGAACGATGTTATCTGTTCTGGTTGTATCTTGTCCCCATACGATAGCATCAGTGCCTGTAGGAAGTGCTTGACTCGCATACTTCTTTCTAAAATATTCAGTGAAGTTCTCATAAGTCTTTGGCCATTGAGTGTATGGGTCAACAATATCATTAGCAAAATACACTAACCAACTCATAGCAGGGTCATCATAATAAAAGTCTGCAATGTCTTCTGCTTTCTCATTTTCTCTTATTGTATAACGAAGAAAAGAATATGGGTCATTTTGTGATAGATTATTTATTAGTGATGTTTTAAGAGAGATGTTCTTTACAGACTTCTCAATCGTAAAACTACCATTAGCAAAAGCGTATTGTGTTTGTGGATAGTATCTGAAATATTTTGACATTAGAACAAAGCCTTTATTTGGGATTCAAGTGTATTTTCGGGTACTACTTCAGATGATCCACCATAATCTTCTCTAGTCCACATCTGCATTTCCTGCATAGTCACACTAAGTTTTAATGCTGCTGCATTACCACCTTCTAGAAACGCAAGTTCTCCACCACCACCATAATCAACATCAACTCTGTTAATCATACACGGCTTGAGTACAAGCGCATCAACTCCTGTAATTAAAGGTAGACAAACACTAGGATAAGATAAAAACGTTTTACCACCGGCACTCACATTACTCGCTTTAAAATCTTTATAGTAAGGAAGACTGTGATATTTAAAAAGTCTTATGATTTCTTTAATCGCATTAGTTTCAGCACGAGATTTGGGTATAAATGTCCAATTGAAAGTAAACGTTCTTAAATCAACACCATCAAATAGTAATGCTTGGAAAGGATTTCTTTTGGCTCCAGCACCAGCTTCAACACCTTGCATCACAGCGGGTGCCACTGCACTAGCAGCTTCATTAACAAAGTAAGAGGCTGCTGCTCCAGCAAGCTCTTTCATTCCCACACCTCTTGCAGCATCTACCAATGCACTTATCCCATCCGATGCTAATGCACTCGTACCGATAGCAACAGCATTACCCACTAAACCAAGTTCTGTTGCAGAAACTCTTATACCTTGAGCATCGATTAAGGCATCAGGCAAAGAAAGAAAAACAGAATCTTGAATATTTGCTCTTGCACTTGTTATTGTGCCAGAATTTCTTTCACCATACGAATATTTCTTGAACATCAAGAGCATACCAACATTTCCTAAATCAGAAGGAAATTGTACTTGGTTCACTTGATTTTCTGCTTTCTTAATATTTCGTATAGCATCTGGTGAGCGAGGCACATTAGACATGATTGAACCTTTATAAATACTTATTTACACCTATTTATAACGAAAACAATATGGCATACCGAGGAAAATTCAGACCTTCAAACTCTCATAAATATAAGGGTGACCACACTAAGATTATTTATAGAAGTCTGTGGGAACTAAAGTTTATGAGAAAATGTGATGAGAACACTGGTATCGTTCAGTGGTCGTCAGAAGAAATAATTGTGCCTTATCGCAGTTTAATTGACGGTAAGAAGCATAGATATTTCCCAGACTTCTGGGTAAAAAAGCTAAATAGTGATGTAGTACTTGTTGAGATTAAACCAATGAATCAATCTGTGCCACCACAGAAGAAGTCTAAGGTGACAAAGCGATATCTCGAAGAAGTGAAGACATGGGGCACGAACTTATCCAAGTGGCGTGCTGCCCAAGAATATTGTGATGATAGAGGTTGGACGTTTATGGTTCTAACCGAAAAAGGAGAGGCAAGAAGTTGGCGACAGTATTTGACGAACTCTTATTAAGAGGTGTGAAGAAGGGTCAAATCCCTGCTCGCACACAAACCGCACGAGAGTGGTATCGTGATGCCGCTAGAAGCACAGGTGCGCTTCAACCAGCAAAACTTGTAAAGTCTGACCCAGAACGTGGACGCTCACAGATTCGTGTGGGCGATATGTATCTATATCATTACGATCCAAAGTACAAGAAAACACTACCTTATTATGACAGATTTCCTCTTGTATTTCCTTTTAAGAAAGTTCCAAAAGGTTGGCTGGGCATCAACATGCACTATCTACCGTTACAGCTTCGTGCAAAGTTGATGGACAATCTATATGATCTAGCGTCAAATAAAAAATACGATGAGACAACAAGATTGCGTTTAAACTATGATGTGTTAAATGGGGCAGCGAAGTTTAGACTATTCAAGCCTACAATACATCGTTATTTGATTAGCCGTGTAGAATCTAGAATGATTTACATAAACCCATCTGAATGGGACATTGCGTTGTTTCTACCTCTTGAGAGATTTTATGAAAACAAAGGCCGTATCAAAAAAGGTCAAGTCTACAAAGACTCCAGACAAATGATTAGAGGAAGCTAATAATGGCATTTAATGTAGCAGATTTCAGAGCGCAAATATCAAGCTCTAAATTTGGCGGTCTTGCGCTTGCAAATAAGTTCATTGTACGAATTACACCACCTTCTAAAATATTTGCTGGTGATGGTGATTCCTTTCCTACAATGGAACAGTTGACTTTCTTCTGCAACACCACAAGTCTTCCAGGAAAGACCATAAACACATTTGATTACAAGCCTATTGCTTACGGGCAAGTCAACAAGATGCCCATCTCACGGTCGAATGATACATTTACAACAAGTTTCTTTGGTGATTCGAACTATCTGATAATGGGCTTCTTTCAGCGATGGTTAAACTACATCGTACAAGATGGTGGTGAAGTTTTTGACGGTAGAGGTTATAGAGAGATTGGATATAAAGAAGACTATGCTTGTACGATAGAAATTATTGGATACGATTACGATAGTTCCGAAAAAGTTGTATATACGTTATATGAAGCATATCCAACACAGATTGGTGCTGTATCGATGGGATGGGAACAAAACGATACGTTGATTCAGATTCCTATTGAGTTTACATATGATGATATGTCGATTGATAGATCATCAGCAAACAGTTCTGACGTTAATAAGCCTAGAACACCAGTAGGATTATTCACTCGAATTGCACAAGCAGCATCTATTGCTGGCGTAATAAATACAATTAACAGACCTCGAAATATACAAGATTTGATTAATCAAGGAACAACAATCCGAACTCTAGGAAGAGGACTCGGAGTACTTTAACGGAGTGATTTAAACTATGGCATTACCTAAAATTGATACCCCTACATTCATGCTTGAATTACCATCTACAAAAGAGAATATCAAGTATCGGCCATTTACCGTCAAAGAAGAAAAAATTCTTCTAATGGCATCACAAGGCAAAGAAGAAAAAGATATTCAAAATGCGATAGAGCAAATTTTGACAAATTGCATTATCAGTGATATTAACGTTAAAACTCTAGCTCCATATGATATTGAATATTTGTTTTTAAATTTGAGGGCAAAGTCTGTAAACAATATTATCGAACTAAAAATTACTGATGATGAAGACAACATCGAATATGACATTAGTATTAATCTAGATGATATTAAAATAACAATGCCCGAAAGAAACAACATTATTCAAATAAACGATAGTATCTCTCTGATAATGAAAGACCCAGATTATGCTACAGTGAAAAAACTTGAGAAAAAGTCAGAAGATCAGGTGATGAATAGTATTCTTATTGAATGTATTGATCAGATTTTAGTAGATGACGATGTTATTCTTTTGAAGGATCACACGAAAAAAGAACAAGATGAGTTTATCAATTCATTCAGTTCTAAAGACATGAGAAATGTTGAAGAATATTTCAACTTGATGCCTAAATTATCCCACGACGTATCTTACACTAGAGAAGATGGAACAGAAGTAACGAAAACGCTCGAAGGGATGCAAAGTTTTTTTACTTAATGATGATCCATAATAATATCTCTAATTATTATAAGGTCATCTTTTCCTTAGTCCAACATCATAAATATTCTATAACCGAAATTGAAAATTTGATACCATTCGAACGTGACTTATATGTTGAAATGCTTATTGATCATATTGAAGAACAAAATGCAAAACAACAAGGATAACGTCAAGTGTCTGAAGAAGAAACTAACACCGTCACCATTGATGCAGCGGCTTTGCCTGGTGCTGATGCAAATGGTGATGGTCATGTCTCACAAGAAGAGATGGATATGTACCTTGAGTTCAAGCGTAAAGAGTTAGAAGACGCTGATGCTCGTAGAGATGCGATGAGGCAAATGACTTGGTTTGCTTTGTTTGGAATGCTTCTGTATCCGTTTAGTATCTTCTTCACTTCGTTATTTGGTGTAGACAAAGCAGCAGTGATTATTGGTAACATTGCACCAACATACTTTGTAGCAATCTCTGCACTTGTTGCTGCTTACTTTGGTGCTAATGCTTACAGTGATAAGAAGGGTAGTAAACCATCAGGTAAACCATCAACACCTGTTAAGAAATAGCTTACTCTAAACATCATTAGCGATAACGCTATTATACCATGTTTGGAGAAAAAGTCAATAGGAAAATAGAAGAAAATGGCTGAAGCAACATTAAATGACGTAATGAAGACGATGCGAGAAGAGGGTATGCAGACTCGTGATACGGGCGCTAACTCTCTTAGAGTTGCTATCGACTCTCTTAACATGACTGTCAACGCACTAGGTAATATTAATAACAGTTTAAAATTCTTTACCGAGACTTTTCTAGAAAATATGAAGCGTAGTCGTCGTGAAGCATTATTAGCCAATAATGCTAGACCAGAACTTCTTGCTTCGCTGGGAAAACAATCAGGTGAAGAAAAAGAGAAAGAAGTTGACGTTCCTAAAAAGAAAGGTGGTATTCTTGCTAGTCTTTTCGGTTCTCTAGGCGCTTTAAGTTTAAGCGGAATTGTAAAAAGTATAGGTGGTGGACTTCTTAGCTCATTTAAACTCTTATTCAGCCCAAAAGCACTACTTAAAATATTTGCTAAGTTTGCCTCTAAATTTGGACCTATTGCTATTGTTGCAGGTATTATTGCATCGATAAGCGGCGCTATTTCCTCATTTATGGAAAGCGATGCGGACACATTATTTGGTAGAATTTATGATGGTTTTCTTGGTTCAATAGGGCAAGTGATAGAGTTCTTTACTTTTGGTTTTATAAAAAAGGAACAAATAGAAGAACTTCTAAAACCACTTAGTGACTTCATGGATGATGTTGGAATTTTTGTATTGGAAATGATCGACCAGCCTGGAATAGCGATTGATACAGCTATTGCATCAATGAAAAAAGTTGGTATATGGTTCTCAGATGTGCTGGGTGATCTTTTTGAGAGTTTAGGTTTAGATGACTTAGCAAAAACTCTTTTTGGAACAAAAGTTTCAGGCGAAATGGTAGCTAAATTTTTCAAGAATTTGTTCAACCCAAAACCAGAAGAGGGCTACTTCAGCATCGTAAAACTATTAACTGATGTGTGGGATACTTCTAAAAAAGCAGTCGAAACTACTACTTCAAACGTGTCAAAGTTCTTCACTAACTTGTTTTCTTCAACGCCAGAAGATGGTTACTTCAGTATAGCAAAGGTATTGAGTGATTTATTTACGTCTGCTAAGACCACGTTAATTGCTGGTAAAGAGTCCGTGTCGAAGTTTTTCTCTAGTCTATTCTCTTTGACACCAGACGAAGGTTATTTCAGCATAGCAAAAGTATTAAACGATTTATTTACGTCTGCTAAGACCACGTTAATTGCTGGTAAAGAGTCGGTATCAAAGTTCTTTACCAACTTATTCGCTGAGAAGCCAGAGGAAGGTTACTTCAGCATAAGAAAAGTATTATCTGATTTATTCACGAATGCTAAGACCACGTTAGTTGCTGGTAAAGACACAGTAGTAAAGATTTTTACAAATCTATTTTCTTCAGAGCCAGAAGATGGTTACTTTAGCGTAGTCAAAATGGTTATAGATGCTTTTAATTCTGTTTCAAATTTAGCAGAAACGTTTTATACTAAAGTTCAGAATCTTGTTGCTGAGAATATAGTTGATCCAATAGGTAATGCGTTTACCAGTGCTGGCAAATTCATGTCATCCCTACCAGATAGGATTATGCTTACGATTGAAGAAATTTGGATTAAGACTATGGCAGATTTGAAAATTGGTTTCATTAAGTTTGCAGGTTTTGTAAACACCCTTCCAGATAGGGTTTTGCTTGCTGCTGAGTCAGCATTAGCTAGTACCCGACTTGGCAGACGGTTTGTCGATGAAGAAGGTATTAAAGCGAGACAAGAAGCGCTTGATGCAAAAGCTGGAGGCGATCAAGCAAATATTGATGCAATAACCGCACAAGAAGCTGCTGATTTAGAAGCGCTTCGGCTAAAAAAAGCTGCGTTAAACACTGATGCAATAACTGCGAAAAAAGATACCGATTTGGAAGCAGCCCGGCTAAAAAAAGCTGCGATGGATAAATTTGAAAGAGAATACGATGCTCAAGTGGCTGCTCCTGTTGTTGTTAGTGGTGGTAGTGTTGGGCAACAGATAACTGGTGGCACACATTATCATGGTCCAGTAACAAATGCCCCTTCAGTGACTCAGAGCGCTCCGGGTGGGTATAGCTCTCAGCTTCCAACACAATCAAGCTATATGTAACCAAATAAAAAGGGGAGCTAAAAAGCTCCCCTTTCTCTTAGTCTTCAGCCAACTTCTTGAAGAACGATAAACTATCATCCTCCGCATCATCAACTGTATCCATTGCCCACGACGGCGATGAATCTTCAGTCTTGCGTTCAGGAGCAGATGCTTCCTTGAACTGAGGCTTGAAGTCCATCACCGTCGGCTCGTCTTCCTGAGCGGTCGTTTTGGGTGCGTGTGAACCGCCATCAAGAGCGAGTACCCGATAGAGTTTAGTCTTCAGGTCATCATAGCTCTTGAAGTTCTTAGGATCGACGAGTTCTTGTAGGGAGTGCTGCGACTTCCAGATACGTTCCAACTCATCATCATCAGTATGAAGAGGAGTGGCAGAAGCAAAATCGGAACGGTCGTAGTTACGATATCCTTCTACATTACGAATCTTGAGATTGAAGTTTGCACCTTCCCAAAAGTCAAAAGGATTCACTGGAGTCTCATCTTCAAACTGAGGATTCATTGCTTCGTTCAGCTTGTCGAAAATCTTCTT